TGGTTTTCCCACCCACGGCTGGCGACACGAAGTTTACTATCTTGCCGTTCTTCTGGCTGCCAGACGATGTCATTGACCTGCGCACTCGCCGCGACCATGTACCTTATGCCGTTTGGAAGAAGATGCGTGTATTCAACACCACTGAGGGGAACGAGTTGTCAACACTTTAGCGGACAATTTGTTAAGCTACTGCTGGTATATGCCTCTGTTGCCACTGTTTCAGGTATTGGATCGGACTGAGATAGCCCAGTCGTTTCTGCGCTCGTTTGTGATTGTAAAACACTTCAATGTACTCAAAGATCCTTTGTCTTGCTGTATCACGAGTCGGATAGAAGCAATATGGGCTAATTATAATCTGCGAAATTGATGGTGAAGTATTCGTCTATGAGGAGTACTTGAAAATATTGCGTAAAGATACATGATCAAGATCAACTATTCAGTAGAAGCCGCCCTCAATCGAGAGTGGTTTTTTCATGCCTAAATGGAGGTTCTTCATGTCACTGATTGACCGCATCTTTAAAGCCCGCGACAAGCCTAAAAACCTACTTCCCGGCAGCACCTACAGTTTCTTCTTCGGCAGTACAAGCAGTGGCAAAAGCGTCAACGAGCGAACGGCCTTGCAGACCACCGCCGTTTACGCCTGTGTACGGATCCTCTCGGAGACGATCGCCAGTCTGCCGCTGCACACATACCGTTACACCGACCGAGGCAAAGAAAAAGCGCTGGAGCATCCGCTGTACTACCTATTGCATAATGAGCCCAATTCCGAGATGACTTCATTTGTGTTCAGAGAAACGCTGATGAGTCATCTTTTATTATGGGGCAATGCCTACGCTCAGATCATCAGGGATGGTCGTGGCCAGGTAATTGCGCTGTACCCGCTATTACCAGACAAGATGACGGTTGATCGTGCTTCCGGCGGAGAGATCGTTTACCAATACCGGACTGACCACGGGGTGTATGCTCTTCGCCGTGAGGACGTGCTGCATATTCCCGGCCTGGGGTTTGACGGCCTTATCGGTTACTCCCCGATAGCGATGGCCAAGAACGCGATCGGCATGGCCATTGCAACCGAGGAATATGGCGCATCATTCTTCGCCAACGGCGCTAACCCCGGCGGTGTCCTGGAACACCCCGGCGTCGTGAAGGACCCGAAACGCGTGCGCGAAAGCTGGAACGCTGTGTATCAGGGCAGTTCCAACGCCCACCGTGTGGCAGTTTTGGAGGAGGGCATGAAATTCCAAGCGATCGGTATTCCCCCCGAACAGGCGCAGTTTCTGGAGACCCGAAAGTTCCAGATCAACGAGATCGCTCGGATTTTTCGGGTAGCCCCTCATCTTTTAGCTGACCTGGAGAAATCCAGCTTTTCCAACATTGAGCAGCAGTCGCTGGAGTTCGTGAAGTACACGCTCGACCCGTGGGTGATCCGCTGGGAGATGTCAATTCAGAAAGCGTTGTTCTCCACGGCAGAGAAGCAGCAGTACTTTGTCCGATTCAACCTGGACGGACTGCTGCGTGGCGATTATGCCAGCCGCATGCAAGGGTATGCCACTGGAGTCCAGAATGGTTTCTTAAGTCCGAATGACGTCAGGTCTCTCGAAAACATGAACCTCATCCCTGCCGAACTCGGTGGTGACCTGTACCTAATTAATGGCAACATGCTGCCGCTTTCAAAATCAGGGAAATTTTACGAAACGGAGGAACAAAACGAATGAAAAATAGATTCTGGAACTGGGTATGTGCTAGCGACGATGCTGAACGCACGCTCTACCTGAACGGCCCTATTGCTGAGGAGACATGGTGGGCTGATGAGGTCACACCAAAACTGTTCAAGGAAGAACTACTGGCCGGCAGCGGCAACATTACCGTCTGGATCAACTCACCCGGAGGCGATGTATTTGCTGCAGCACAGATCTATAACATGCTCATGGAATATCCCGGGCAGGTAACCGTCAAGATCGACGGCATCGCTGCCAGCGCCGCGTCGGTTGTCGCTATGGCCGGCAGCACAGTGCTCATGTCTCCTGTATCGATGCTGATGTGCCACAACCCCATGACGCTGGCTTTTGGTGATACGGTCGAAATGGAACGGGCGATCGCCATGTTGTCAGAGGTCAAAGAATCAATCATCAATGCCTATCAACTGAAAACCGGGCTGACTCGTGCCAAGATCTCGCACCTCATGGATGCCGAGACCTGGTTCAATGCGAAAAAGGCAGTCGAGCTTGGTTTTGCAGACGGCATCTTATTCACCTCTGACAGTTCGGCACCGGAGAGCGAAGGCCTCCTGTTCAGCCGTATGTCCGTGACCAACTCGCTCCTCAGCAAGCTGCCCAGACATCCGCCCGGGCCTAACCCCCAAGCGCAAGCAGACGCATCCACCCACACGATCGAGTCGCTGGAAAAGCGGCTCTATTTAATTCAGCCTTAAGGAGGGCCATACCACATGAACAAGATTTTAGACCTTCGTGAAAAAAGAGCCAAAGCCTGGGATGCCGCCAAGGCATTTCTGGACAGCAAGCGCGGCACCGACGGCCTGATCAGTGCTGAGGACACGGCCGTGTACGAAAAAATGGAAGCGGATGTTGTCAGTCTTGGTAAGGAGATCGACCGGCTCGAGCGCCAACAGGCACTGGACCTTGAACTCAGTAAACCGGTCAACACCCCGATCCGCAACCAGCCGCACGCCGCCAGCACCGAAGCCAGGACCGGCCGCGCATCAGATGAATACAAATCCGCATTCTGGCGTGTCATGCGCAGCAAGAACGCATTCGATGTCCAGAACGCGCTTCAAGTCGGTACCGACTCCGAGGGCGGATACCTGGTCCCGGACGAGTTTGAACGCACCCTGGTCGAAGCGCTGCAGGAAGAGAACATCTTCCGCCAGCTAGCCCGGGTGATCTACACAGCGTCTGGCGACCGCAAGATCCCTGTCGTCGCCTCGAAAGGCACTGCCAGCTGGGTAGATGAGGAAGGCCAGATCCCCGATACGGACGACGTGTTCGACCAGGTCTCTATCGGCGCGAACAAGCTGGCAACGATGATCAAGGTCTCGGAAGAGCTCCTGAACGACAGTTTTTTCAATCTGGAAGGGTACATCGCCCGGGAGTTTGCCCGACGCATCGGTACCAAGGAAGAAGAAGCCTTCTTCATCGGCAACGGCACTGGCAAGCCGACCGGCATTTTCAATGCAACTGGTGGCGCAACGGTCGGTATCACGTCTGTCAGCAGTACTGCCGTCACAGCCGATGAGGTCATTGACCTGTACTATGCCCTGAAATCACCGTATCGGCGAAATGCTGTATTCACCATGAACGAAGCAACAGTCAAAGCCATCCGTAAGCTCAAGGACGGTGCCGGCCAGTATCTGTGGCAGCCTTCACTGCAGGCAGGTACACCCGACACCATCCTCAACCGCCCGCTGAAAACATCCTCGTATGTACCCACCATGGCAGCAGCTGCCAAGGCCATCGCCTTTGGCGACTTCAGCTATTACTGGATCGCGGATCGTCAAGGCCGTTCATTCCAGCGCTTGAACGAGCTGTTCGCCGCTACTGGCCAGGTCGGATTCCGGGCCACTCAGCGCGTCGACGGTAAGCTGGTCCTGGCAGAGGCCATCCAGGTCCTGCAGATGAAAGCGTGAGGTGACAACGCATGAGCAACGTAAAGAACTACACTGAACAGGGCGGTGAAACAACCGTCATTGGCGGCACACTGGAGATCACATCAACGGGCACGCTGGTCGTCGACGCTGCTGCTACGGTCGAAGGCGTTGTTTCTGCGCCCATTGTGGATGCACTGAACTCAACGTCTGCTACCAGCGCGCTGTCAGCGAATCAGGGCAAGGTGTTAAGCGATGCCATCGCTGCCAAGACAGCTGCCAATCAGGCCAACAGCGAAGCGACCACAATCGCCGGGTTGGTCACGGACTTTAACGCACTCCTGGCCAAACTCATCGCTGCCGGCCTGATGGCTGGGTCGTAATCAAAAACTAATGGAGAGGAAGGTGCTCGCCTGATGGTTAGAATAATCACCCCGGTCGAAACAGAGCCGGTCACGCTGGCCGAGGTTAGGCAGCACCTTCGCCTCCCGGAAGAACAAACCGAGGACGATCTGCTCTTGGGCCTGATCAAGGCAGCCCGGGCGTATTGCGAAAATTTCACACGTCGCGCTTTGGCTGAACAGACACTGGAAGTGTATCTGGATCGGTTTTCCGTCAACAGCTCAATTCTTCTACCATGCCCGCCGCTTCGGAGCGTTATAGAGATCGCGTACAAGGATAGCACTGGTACTGAAATGATCCTGTCAGCATCCAACTACCTCGTGGATACAGATCGTGAACCCGGCCGGGCCCTGCCTGGCTTTGGCATGTCCTGGCCGGTGTTCACGCCATATCCCGCATCTCCCATCCGGATCCGGTTCATCGTCGGGTATGCAGTTCTGCCGGAGCCAATCCGCCAGGCGATGCTCCTACTGGTGGGGCACTGGTATGAAAACCGCGAAGCGACCGGCACAGCCAAGGACCAGACGGCATTCTCTGTGCACGCGCTGCTGTCGCCGTACCGTGTGGAGGTGTTCTGACATGGAAGCAGGAAAGCTGAGGCACCAGATTACCATCCAAGTTATGAACGCAGATGAGTTATGGTTTGACCTATTAACCTGCCAAGCTCAGGTCAACGGCCTTTCCGGTAGCGAGTACTGGGCGGCATCCGCCGAACAGGCACAGAACAGTGTGGATTTTATCGTGCGCTATGCGTCTGTTTTGGCTAATTTGGCGCCTCAAACAACGCGCATCCTGTTTCGCGGCAATCACTACGATGTGAAAAGCATTGATAACTTCATGTACCAGAACAGGTCCTTGAAGCTAAGGGCGGTGATGCACCATGGACGTTAACCGGCTGGCAGCCGCGATCGAGCACAAGAAGTCGTGACTGGATCGAGAGCGAGAAGTTTTTCTCGACCAATTATGAATTTACCATTACAGAAAGGAAGTAGAGTCTATGTCAACAAACGGAGAAAAAATCATCCTGGGCAGTGGGAAGCTGTACGTTAACGAGTACAGCGGCGCCATCCCCGCAGATAACATTATTGAAACTGCAGGAAATCTCCTGGGCTATATCCAGGGCGGTGCAACCCTCAGTTACAAACCATCGTTCTATATTGCTGAGGACGATCTGGGTCTCGTGAAAAAACAGATCCTCACGAAAGAAGAGGTGTCTCTTAAAAGCGGGATCATGACCTGGAACGGAGACACCCTGAAACGGCTCATCTCCACAGCTCGCGTTACGGAAAACGGTGTGACCCAAAAGCGCCTGGTGAAGATTGGCGGTGTCGGTAACCAGGACGGTAAGCGCTACATTGTCCGGTTTGTTCACGAGGATGCGACAGACGGCGATGTGCGCGTAACCATTGTCGGCGGTAACCAGGGTGAGCTGGCTCTATCGTTTGCCAAGGACAAGGAGACCGTCATCGACGCCGAGTTCATCGCCATCCCGCACGATTCCGAAGGCACACTCGTGCTGTTTGAAGAGGACATCGCCGGGCTTGTCACCCTAACCGTCACATCCGTTGCTGGAACCACAACCGGCAAGACCCTGATCACGGTGGTTCCGCTGCTCGATTTTCTCTGCACTTATGTGTACAAAACCGGCGCGACGCTCACGCTCCCCGCTTTCAATGACGACCTGTCAACCGGTTGGACCGCTTGGGATGGTGTGTCGGAGATCACAGCTACCACCGGTCATGATATCGCCATCGCCGAAGTGGATGAAAGCATGCTCTGTCAGGCCGTCGGCAAGACCACGGTTGTGGCTAAGGCGTAAGGGGGTAACCGGTGCTGGACTTTACAAAATCTGCCAAGCGCTATCTGGCTGTGAACCTGATCGATAACCAGCTGATCCGGGTGCGCATGCCTACTAAGCGCGTGTTTGACGCACTGCTTGGCCTAAAGGACCATCTGACCAGCCTGACCACGGAAGATGGCGGGCAGCTGGGTGACATTTACGACCTGATAGCGGTAGTGCTCTCGAATAACCTCGAGCACAAGCCGGTTACCAGCGACTACCTGGCTGAGCTCTTCGATATCGAGGATGTGCAGACGTTCTTTCAGGGCTACATGGCCTTCATCAGCGGGGTCGTGTCAGACCCAAACGCCAAATCCCCTCCATCCCAGACACAGGAACCCAGTCACACTACCGATGCCTGACCGAGTGGGAGCGTCTGGTCCATGACCATACAGGCCTGAATTTCCATGAAATCGGTGATCTGCCCCTCGATGCGTATCTGGCCCTGCGCCGGGATGCTTATTTGTTTATGCTTGAGCAGTCAGAAGAGGGCCGAAAATACTTGGATCAGTGCTGGATTATGGACCAGACCTCCCCGGATAGAGGGGCACTTCGTGAAAAGCACGGCCGACGCAAAAGGAGGTGAGCGGTATGGCCAGAGGAATCAAGGGCATCACGGTCGAAATCAATGGAAATACCGCGCCGCTCGACAAGGCTTTAAAAAGCGTTAATTCTACTGCAAAGGGGCTGCAGAGCGAACTAAAGCAGGTGGAAAAGGGCCTGAAACTGGATCCCAATAATATCACGCTGACTGCGCAGAAGAGCCAGCTCCTGAAAGAGGAAATCGCCGCGACCAAGGAAAAACTGGACGCCTTGAAAAAAGCACAGGCTCAGGTGAAAGCACAGTTTGCCGCGGGCACAATCGACGCGGAGCAGTTTCGCGCATTCCAGCGCGAGCTGGAAACGACCAAAACCAAACTGTCCAGCCTGAAAGATGAAAAAAAGTCCGTGTCCGTGATCGGTACCGCATTTACTGCTGTCAAGGAAAAGGTCCAGGCCGTGCTGGACAAGCTAGCTCCTGTCACCAATGGCATCAAGAAAGTCGGCGAAGCATCAGCCAAGCTGGCTGTCGGCGGTGTTAAAGTAGTCGGTACCGCGGTCCAGGGTGCCGGGAAAGCCTTAGGGCTATATACTCTGGCAGCTGGTGCGGCCGGCACGGCACTGGCTGCGTTTGGCATCAAGGGTGTCAAGACCGCCAGTGACCTG